ACTTGCTGATGCCACGGATCAAGATGCGGAGGATCCTGTGGACATCGGCAGTGTGGTAAAAAGTGTCACACAGCTTATTGATCTCAGTGAAAAGCTGCCTAAAGCTATCGACACTATTTCTGACTTAGAGGAAAAGGTTAAGAAAGAGCAATCAAACGAATCACGGATTAAAGGTGGTGGTACTAAAGGTATATTTGAAGAGTAATGAAAAAGATTCTAGACATTATTGGTGGGTGGACAAACGTAGTTTATGATAAGATTATAGGGTTGCCCCCAGAAATACGCGAAGAGGTAGATCGTAAGTTGTTAATCTGCCACAGATGTCCTGTACGTTCAGGTAATCGCTGTGATCCTGCAAAATCTAGTACACATATGGAAACAAGAGCGCAGACTAGAGGATGTGGGTGTATCTTGTCAGCAAAAGCTATGTCTCCGGGCTCACAGTGTCCGCTAGCCAAGTGGTAATATGTTTGTAAACACAGAAGAATTTAGAAGAGAAGCCCTGCACTACATGAAGCATGGGTATTACTGCGCAGAAACTCCTGGGTCTGTAGGCTATTACGAATATTGGTCAGAACAATTGCGCAGATGTAGAGAAGGTTACACTGTTGGTGACACACACGTTACAGGTCACCACTATTTTTACCTTAATTTCTGCCAGATCAAGCTTACACGTCTAGGCAATGAGAAGGTTACTAAAAATGCTACTAAGATTGTTAGCTTTCCAGACTTCTGGGACGGTGACTTTGAATTCTTTACAGCATTAGACGCAGCACGTGGAGAAGGCAGACACCTTATTGTAGGTAAAGCACGTCGTAAAGGTTTCTCTTACAAGAACAGCGCTATTGCTGCTAACACATACAACACAATGAAGAGCAGCTACACGTTGCTCTGTGCTCATGACAAGAAATACCTATATCCAAAAGGTATTATGACCATGACGGTTGATCACATGAACTTTCTTAACGAGCATACAGCTTGGTCAAAAAGACGTCAAGCGGTCGATAAGCAAAACCACAAGCGAGCTAGCTTTTATGAATATATAAATGGACAGCCTGTAGAACGTGGCTACAAGTCTGAGGTAGAGGCTATTACATTTAAGGATAACCCAGATGCTGCGAGGGGTAAGGATGCTACACTTGTAATTTTTGAAGAGTGTGGGGCGTTTGATAACCTCAAAGATTCGTTTATGGCGACAAAGCCAACTGTTGAAGATGGTGGTATTACAACGGGTCAAATGATTTTGTTTGGTACGGGTGGTGATATGGAAGGAGGTACTATCGATTTTGAGAGTATGTTCTACAATCCTGATACATACAATCTCTATGCCTTTGATAACGTTTGGGATGAAGGAGCACAAGGAACTTCCTGTGGATTCTTCTTTCCTGATTACAAGAACAAGGTAGGTTTTATGGATAAGTTTGGTAATTCGCTAGAGTCGGATGCTAGACTTGCCGAAGAAGCTAAGCGTGAGAATATTAAACGTACAAGTAAAGATGCAGGAGTTATTGATAAGCACGTTACGGAATACCCTTTTAATCCTAAAGAAGCCTTTCTTCAGAAAGCTGGGAATGTTTTTCCTACTGCTTCTTTGGCTGAGCACCGTAACAATATTATGCGTACTGGGGTTTTTAAAAACATCGGTGTAAACGGATATATGCATGAGACGCCTTCAGGTGTTAAGTTCAAGCCTAATGAAAATGCAATACCCGTAATTAAGTTTCCGCACGACAAAGGCTCTAATGTAGAGGGATGTATTGTAATGTATCAAACTCCATATAGAGATGCTTCAGGACAAATTCCTGATAGCTTGTATATTATTGCCCATGACCCCTATGCACAAGATGGAGGGAGTGGTAAGTCTCTTGGATCTGCTTATGTTATTAAACGTGTTAACCCTATATCAAAGCCGGATGACATGATTGTAGCAACATATGTTGGTAGACCTCAGACGCAGGATGAGTACAACTATAATTTGTTTTTACTAGCAGAGTATTACAACGCACGTATTGGTTTTGAAAATGACCGAGGTGAAGTAGTGCCTTATGCTAAAAGAACAAAAAAAATAAAGTGGCTATTGCCTGAACCAGAAATATTTAGTAAAAGCGATGGAGTCAGTATACGCAAGCTTGGACGTACATATGGGACTTCAATGGGTTCTAAAGAACGTAAGGGTCAGGCAGAGATATACTTACGAGATTGGCTTAGAACTCCCCGTGGAGTTTCGGAGTCTGGTGAAAAAAAGCTAAATTTGCATTATATTTACGACTTAGCATTACTAGACGAGTTAATTAAGTATAACCGGAGGGGCAACTTCGATAGGGTTTCAGCACTACTAGTTGGTATGTTTAATCTTATTGCTATGTTCAACAGGACAGTTGAGAAAGCAGAAGAGGAGAGCAGCTCCGGCAGTGAATCATTTTTTAATCGTGAATTGTTTACGTAAACCTTTAACTAATGCCGTTAATTCCGAAACAAAAACTACCTACTTCTAAGAAGACCCAAGATTGGGGCGAGAAGTGTGTACAAGCTTACATTGCGGAATCCTCGTTTTCTTCCACAGACAAAGCAGGTCTGGTAGATTTGTATGAAATTTACAACGGTGAGTTGGACGAGGCTAAGTACAACTATGTTACTAACCCGTATAACTCTGAAGCATGGAAGAAAAGAAACTTCCCTGCAAAGCTTCGTAACTATAATATCATTAAGCCTGTAGTAGATCTTCTATTGGGAGAAAAAGCTAAGCGTCCGTCTAACTACCAAGTAGTTGTACGTAACGCTGATACACACTCTCGCAAAGCTGATGAAATCCACAAACAAGTATTGCAATCTTTGCAGCAGATGTTTATTAATGAGCTTAATGCTCAAGGCGTAGACACAGGCATGGAATCTAAAGAAACTCCTACACCTGCAGAGGTAGAAGAGTTTATTCACTCTAACTACAAAGACTCTAGAGCTATTATCGGTCAGCAGTCTATGAATTACTTGCGTGACTTTTTAGATCTAGACGATAAATTCCAAAAGGCTTTCTTTGACTGGCTTATCACAGGACATGTATACTCTTACAAAGACGTATGTATGGACGAGGTTGAGTTTGAAGTTATATCGCCTTTAGATATAGATTATCAAAAATCTCCTGACACAGAATTTATTGAAGACGGAGATTGGGTAGTACGTCGTAAGATTATGACTACTAACGCAGTTGTAGATGCATTCTATGATGTACTTACACCAAGTCAAATCGACGACTTAGAGCGACCTTCTCAAAGAAGAGAGGGTGGAGGTTACCTTGGGGCAGCATTAAACCCTACACACGAGCAGGACGATACTGATCGCTATGTAGAAGTAATGCATGTTGTATGGAAGTCTTTTCGTAAGATTGGAATCTTGACATATACAGATGAGTTTGGATTTGCGCAAGAAATGGAAGTTGATGAAACTTACAAGCCGGATCGTGATGCAGGTGAAACTTGTCAGTGGTTTTGGGTAAATCAGGTATGGGAAGGTTATCGTATTGATGGGGGTATTTTTGTAAACGTTCAGCCTTTTCAGGTACAGCGTCCGTCAATGACAAACCTCAGCTTATGTAAATTACCTTACAACGGTCGTAACTACTCTAATCGTCACGCAGATAACATTTCTATTGTATCTATGGGGCTGCCTTATCAGATTCTTTACAACGTGTTCCACTATCGTATGGAGCTTACTATGGCAAAGAACAAAGACAAGATTGCTCTTATCGAAATGAATACCATCCCTAAACGTCATGGTTGGGATGAAGAGAAGTTTATGTACTATGCAGATGCAATGGGTTTTGCATTTATTGACTCTACTGCAGAAGGCAAGAACAACGAGCGTGTATCATTTAACCAATACCAGGTTCTTGATATGTCGCTATCACAATACATTAACGCACAGTTCCAATTACTACAAGCTATTAAGCAAGAGTGGGAAGATCTAGTAGGTATTACTCGTCAACGTAAAGGACAAGTAATGGCTTCTGATGGTTCTGGTGCTACAGAGCGAGCTGTATTCCAGTCGTCTGTAATGACGGAAGAACTGTTCCGTAAGTTTGAAAAATACGAAGAGAAAGAAATGCAGGGTCTTCTAGACTGCTCTAAGTTTGCTTGGAGAGGTGGTAAGAAGTCATCTTACATCACATCTGATTACCGTAATGAGTTATTAGACATTGACGGTCAGGAGTTCGCTGAAGCGGAGTATGCGGTGTTTGCTAAGAATTCTAGCAAAGAAAACACTAAACTCGAAACCTTTAAGTCACTTGCATTATCCTTTGCCCAAAATGGTTCCCAGCCATCTACCGTCGCTGAAATACTCGACACTGATAATTTCTCTAACATTAAGCGCCTCGTTAAAGAGGCAGAAACTAAGCAGCAACAACTTGAACAGCAAGCCAAACAAGCTGAACAAGAAATGCAAATGCAGCAAATGCAAATGCAGCAACAAGCTCAAGAAGAGCAGCGAATCTTTGATTCTGCCGAAAACCAAGCGGACAGACAAAACAAGTTAGACGTTGAAGCTATGAAAATAGCAGGTAGACAGGCTGATCAGGATTTAAACAATAATGGAATTCCAGATTACATGGACGTACAACGTGTGGAAATGGAGCGCCAGCGCATTGAATCAAACGAGCGACTACAAACTAGAAAGCTCGATATTGAAGAAAAGAAAATAGATAAAAAAGACTAAAACATATAAAAAGTTTATATTAAAAGGCTTTTTAGCAGAATGTATTAACCCCTTATAATTACTTAATTTTACAGCAATGAGCGCAGAAAAGTTAGATTTAAGCAAGGTCAGTGTAAACGATATCTTTAACGATAACGGTCCTACACCAGAACCACAAGTGGAAGAAACTACTGAAGCAGTAGAAGAAACACAAGACGAACCTCAAGAGGAAGAACAACCTGTAGAGGAGCCGCAAGAAGAACAAGCGGAAGAGCAAGCAGAAGAACCTGCATCTAAAGAACAGCCTGCAGAGGCTACAGAAGAAGAAGAGTCTATAATCAATGAGCTTCAAGCAAAACTTGGTTATGAGTTAGAAGGAGAGTTTGACGAAAGCATTGATGGCTTGTTAGACTTTACTAAAGCTACAGCAGATAAGATTGCACAAGAGCAAATGCAAAATGTATTTAGTGCTTTCCCGGATGTACAGGAGTATCTTAACTACAGAGCAAACGGAGGAGATCCTAAACAGTATTTCCAAGCTGCGGCACCAGAGCGCGATTTTAGTGCGATGGAAGTTAGAGATGGCGATGTTGTTACTCAGAAACAAATTGTAGGAGCATATTTAGAAGGACAAGGTTTTGATCAATCAGAGATTAAAGAAACTTTGGAAGACTATGAAGATGCAGGCATTTTAGAGCGTCACGCTAAAAAAGCTTTGACTCGCCTACAAACAAAACAAGCTCAAGATAAGAAATTACTTATTGAGCGTCAGCAGCAAGAAGCACAAGCACAGGCACAAGAAAACGAAAAAATGTGGACAGAGATTAATAGTCTTGTTCAACAAGGTTCTCTTAAAGGTCTTACAGTACCAGAGAGAGATAAGAAGCGTTTCTTTGATTGGATGGCAAGTCCTATTGATCAGCAAGGTAACTCACAGAGATCTGTAGACCGCGCTAATCTAGATCAAGAAACATTACTTGCACTTGAATACATCGTATACAAAGGCTTTGATTTATCTAAGCTAGTTGCGAATAACAATACAACACAAAAGGCACGTTCCTTGCGTAGTAAACTATCAAAAGGAACATCTAGTAATAGCAGAATGAAGAACAGCAAGCCGGGTTACACCAAAGCACAAAAACTACCGGACCTAAAAGATTTACTTTAATAACTTAATTTTTAATACTTAAATCATGGCAGCTGATAATTTGAAAAAATTACGCCTGTATCAGGACACTTTCAATGCAGAGGGTATGACCGACGAGAACTCGTTGGCAAACGCTTTGTTGACTGAGCCTGATAAATTGTCTCCAGTATTGACTCACCTAGCGGGTCAGGAAGACAAGCGTTTCCCTTTATCTTTCTTAACTGAAGGATTGAACAATGTCAAGTACATTAATGACATTGAGTACGATTACCCAGTAATGGGTCGCTTGAACAAGAGCGTTATGGCAGTATCTCTAGATGCAGGTACTGGTGTTTCTCACTCTCGTTTCAAGGTAACTTTTGCAGAGCGTTGGTTCGTTAAGCAGTACATCATTGAAAACCCAGCGGGTGTTCAAATGCGTGTAATGGAAGATCCAATCGAAACTGCAGGTGGATGGCAGTACACTTTACAATTGGTTACATCTGATTCTACTGAAGCAGTTTCTGCTGGAGATGTTGCAGGTAAGCAATTCGTACAGTTGTTTGCACCTACTGCATTCTCTGGATCTCGTGGTAACGAGAGCAACTGGGTAGCGCCTTCTAAAATGCGCAACCAGATCTCTTTGATTCGTAAGTCATACCGTTACGAAGGTAACATGCCTGACCGTGTAGTTAACGTAGAGTTGACTGTAGGTGGTCGCACAACTAAGTTGTGGTACGATTTTGAAGAGTACCAGCACATGCTACGCTGGAAAGAAGAAGCTGAATACGCTCTTTGGTACTCTAAGTACAACCGCGACACTGATGGTGTTATTCACTTGAAAGATGACAACGGCAAACCAATTCCATTGGGTTCTGGTGTTATCGAGCAGATTCCTAACGTAGATACTTACTCTGAGTTGACTGCTACTAAGTTGAAGAACGTTGTTCGTGACGCTCTCTACGGCGCTTCTGACGCTGCTCAAATGAACATCGTATTGTTCACTGGTTTGGGTGGTCTAGAAGAGTTTGACAAAGCTATGAAAGACGAAATTTCTAGTGGTTCTTACATCAAGAACACTGATCCTTCGAGCTTCATTACAGGCTCTGGTGCTAACTTGCAGTTAGGTGGATTCTTCACTAGCTACAAGCACATCGATGGTCACGTGATTACTGTACGTCACTTGCCTTTGTTTGACCACGGTGCTCGTGCGTTGAACTCTGACAAACACCCAGTAACAGGTCTTCCATTAGAATCATACCGTATGATCTTCTTGGATATGAGCTCTTACGATGGTGAGCAAAACGTTGCTATGGTAACCCGTAAGGGACGTGAGCTTGTTCGTTGGGCTGTTGCAGGTGCTTCTGTGCCTCCAGGATTCCAAGGTAACGCGCTTCGTGCGAATGACGTAGATGGTGCATCTGTACACTTCATGAAAGAGTCAGGTATCAGCATCCGTCGTGCTACGAACTGTTTACACTTAGAGTGTGTGCGTTCATAATAATTAGGGGTTTGAGGGGGAGTTTGCTTAGGCGCTCCCCTGAAACTCCAATTTAATATAGTAAACCCCCAGAAGATGGCATCTAGAATAATTACAATTAAGCGTAGAGAAAATACTACTAACCTTCCTGATCACGTATACGCAGAGAGTAAGCGTCGCATAGGCAGCGTATTTACTAAGACTGGCGATATTTATACAGGTCTGACCTTCCCAGAGCAAAAAAAGTTTTTACCATACATTTTAGGTGTGGACCCAAATGACCCCGCATTTGGAAAAGAAGCTAAGCGTTATTTTCGGAATATGACTATTGAGGTACCTCTCGAAGGCGTGCAGCTAGAAGCTGGCGCAGATGAGAGTGGTGAACCTCTAAACGTGATGGATTATGTTAAATACAAGTTTGTAATCGGTCATCCTCATGTCGCAGGAGATGAAGGATCATTGAGCACAAACCGTAGCTTTAAGTACTATGTATACGATGAAGCTCTAGAACTTGAAGAAGATTTCAATGAACTAGAGTACAGAAAGAAAGCATACAAAGAATTTATTAAGCTTACTGACAACGAGAAGAAGATGGATATGGTTATCCGTCTGCATTTAGAAAATCCAACTAAAATGGATGCTAAGACTAAAGAACTATTCTTGGAGCAAATGGTAGAAGAGAATCCTCTCAATTTCTACGAGATTGTTACAAGCAAGAATCTTGAGTTGCAAGCGTTTATAGAAGAGTGTATTACTGCAGAAGTAATACGTAAAGTAGGAAACTCTCTGTTGTTAGGTGATGAAAAGCTTGGTGATACTATGGAAGAAGCTATACTATTCTTGAAGGACAAGAA